ATTTCTAGCTATAGTAGATTTACCGCATCCAGCTGGTCCTACCATCCAGATATTCTTTATACCTGATTTTATTAAAGTATTTAATTTTTCTTCAGGAGTTAAAGATGAAAAATTAAATTCGATTACTTTTAATCTTTTTTCTTCTTTTAATTTTTCTTCTTCTTCTTTAGTTTCTTTTTCTTTGTGAGCTCTATAATTTTCTCGATCTTGTTTTGAACCAAAGGCTTCTTTTGCTTTCTGTTCAATCTGCTTCTTTTTCTGTTCTTTTTCGATTTTAATTATGTGTACACCACCTTGATTAGATTTAAAAGTATTTTTACACACATCCATTAAAGTAAATTCTTTGGATTTATTTTTTCCTACCTTATTTACTGATAGTACTATAAATATCCCTTGAGATTTTACTTTTTTGTTATCTTTTCCTTGATGTGCTGCAGTACCATAAAAGATATCTCCTTTTTTTAGTTCTGCTGGATTTAATTTATTTGTTAAGTTATCTTTATTTTCTTCTGATTCGCCTTCAGTATGTTTTGTACATTCTTCGTCTAATTCAGAATGTTTTAAATCTGAATCTGATGAATTTTCATGTTTAGTAGAAGTAGCATCTGTTGATACTGCTGATAATTCTTCTGGTTTTTCTATTTTTTCTATTTCTACCATAACTTCTCTCCTATAAAACAAAAACGAGGAGTATTTTCGCTAGTTGCTTCTAACACTATTTCAGTTAGGCTCTACTCATACTCCTCGTATCATCATACAACGCCTGATGTAGGCTTTAAATTATATTTTATTATTAAAACGGCAAGTCATCATTTGTTGATGTTGTCGTATAGTTATTCTCACTTCCTGTCAAAGTTGATGAAGTATTTACAGTATTTGCAAATGGATTATCGTTTTTTGTTTCTTTATCAGCAACAACTGGTTTTGTAAACTGGTCAATATCCAATTTAACAATCTTAGAAGTTTCACCTTCTGGTAATTCCATCGGTTCGATATGTGAATCTAGCATAACTAGGTAAAGTAGTATAACCATCTTTATTATAAACTACTTTTACTCGAAGTTTAATACTTTTATCTGCTTCATTCAATTTATCTACAATATATTTTGCGAAATCTTTAAATGATTCACCATCGAAGTTAATATCTTCAAGTTTATAGAAACAGGCAAGTATCTGTAACATACGAGAATACTGATTATCCATTTTTATCTGTAATTTCTCGTCTGTGTCTACATATTGATTTTTTGTCGGTTCCCATTCTGTATGAAGCAATTTTGCTTCATTCTTTTCAAATGTGATTTCAAAGAATTCTTTTCCTGTTGGAGATGTTTCGATTTTTGCGCTTTTTAAAACAACGTCTTCAATGATACCTGCGGGAATAAATTTGTTATCGTTTTTTGTAATGCTTGTAGCTCTATCTTTACTATACATAATATTATCATTTAAAAGTTTTTATAAAATAAATAAATTTCTCAAATTATTTGTAAATGCGATCCCAATACACATTAATGTTGTTATCGCTATCACTTTCGGCAATTACTATTTTTTGTCCTCTTAGATGTGGTGCTCTAGCTTCACGAATTGTATTATCTCCACCTTCAAAAGAAATGATAGTTTCATTCTTTTTACGATAAATATAACCAACTGCATCAGCTTCACCACAAACTATATCACCTAATTTTCCTACTAAATCTAAAGCCATTTCAGAAAGTTCTTCACCTTCTTTATTAATAATTTTATCTTTAGTATGACCTATTAGAATAAAATTATCACTTAAAGCTCTGAACATGTCTATTACTTTCTTTACTGCTTGTCGAAGATACATATATCCACTACCATTTGGTAATGTTCGTATATCATCGCCTCTATATGTTTTACCCATTGGAGTTTGCATGTATAAGGTTTTAGCATAGTCTAGACACATTTCTTCTAATCTAGTGGCATTATCAATAGTAATATATTTATAAGGCTTTTTACCAGTAGCTGTTATTTCAGCTTGTATTGCCTGAGAAATTTCTCCAAGATCTCTAATATTTCGAGCTTGCACAGAAAGTGCAGATAGATACTCGGAACCACCTTCTAAGTCGATGATAAGGTTGTTATCTAGTGCGGCTACGATGGTTGTTTTACCTGATTTAGGTTTTCCATAGAGTATTAGAAATCTTGGATTATTTACTTTTGGGGTATTTTTTTCTTTAGGTAGTATTAACATATCAAAATTTATTTGAATACTACAGAAAGTTTTCTGATAAGTTCTGATAATATTTTGATAGTATTTTCTATAGTAAAATTTAAATTAAGCTGCGTTCATTTCAATGTAATTATTAATACTAAAAATTACATTTATAATTTCTTCTTTTCTCTTTTCAGTCCGAATTCGATTAAAATAGTTATTATAACCATCATACGGAATGATATTTGAGCCAATCTGAATAAAGTGATCATAGATTTTACACGGCATACCCATGAATCTAAAATCATATCCTTTATCTTCAGTATATTCTTTTATTGCCTTTGCATATTCACGCAAATTATACATAGCAACATCAAGATCAGTTTCAGCATCATAATTACGCTTAGACTGTTCTACCAAGTTATTTCCGTAACGAATCAAATCAAAGTCAGCTGTATCTCTGACCCAGAAACGTTTATTGAGTGCTGAGAAGCAAATTCCCGGTCTGCCAATAACCAACATATCACCTGGTCCTGCATGTTCAACACTATATTGCGGTTCGTCATCGTTCATATGCCAATCAAAGAACGGATATCGACGATTAATTTCATTCAGGATTTTATTTTTAATTGTACCTTTGCTATCACGTTTTTTATTAGGAAGGATAATATTAATAGTTTCCATATTCAGCCTTAAATTTTATTGTTAAATACTACTTTTGCTTTTTGCGGTTCAACTGTTGTTTCAATTAAGTTTCCATATTTTAATTCATTTTCAAACGGAATTATACATGGATCACCTTCTCTTACTTTTAAGAAATGAAGGTATACTTTATTTTTAACAGGTAAACGATTTACTCCATAGAATTGAAGTTGTAATGTTTCCGGTCGATGAATGACTAAAACATAGTCACTAGCTTGAAATAAAGCATCTGAAGCCGCTAAATCACTTCTCATAGGAAAGTGAGTTACAGGATTATTAATTCTCTCAGGTGTTTCTATATTTCGATTCATCTGTGAAATTTGTATGATACAAGTTTTACTTAATTTCTTTACTCGTATAAACATTTTCTGTAAATCTACAAGAGTACCTCTTTCACTATCACCTTCAACTAACAAAGTATGGTCTAATACTACGATTAACCATTTATCCTTTGCAATAGTATCATGATAGTAACAAATAGTCTTTTCTATTTGATCAACTGTTAATGGTATATCAACGTAATATACATTGTACTTAATTAACTCTTTTGCCGTTTGTTCTATTTCTGCATATTGATTATCATCAACATCAGTAATAGAACTATAGAGTTCATTAGTTGTTAACCTAAGTTTACTACCTAAGGTTCTTCCGACATTTCTATAAGAAACCATTTCGAAAGAAAAGTTAAGAACGACTATTTCCTGAGACGGATTAAGATCAATTAAATCATTTGTTAACATATTCACAAATGCTGATTTACCTGAACCCGATATTCCAGCTATAGTATATATCATATTTGGTTCAAAGAAGCATGCGTTATTAAATTTAGACCATCTCGTTTTTAACGAAACTATTTTATGCTTTCTTCTATCATCAATATACTTTAGCGTTTCATTGGCAACATCTTTTATAGATTTACCAATAACTATTTGTTCGGTATTATGCAATTCCTGTTCCATACATTTCATATGAATAAAGGTTATTGCATTCATCAGATATCTGTTCTTCCACGACTTCCCACTCATGTTGAGTGAGCCATTTCCACATTGTTTTCATGTAACCTAATTTACCAGTTATCATCTTATTGTCTATTTCAAATTTTAAGCAATTTATGAGATGCTCATGCATTGCTTTAGATTTGCCAACAATACGATTATATTCTTTTCTACATTTATTTATATTTGCACGTAGAAAACCTTTTGTTCCATCTGGTCTAGTTACATAAACTGGAAATAATTCATAGAACTCATCAAACCAAGATTTATCTGTTTTTAATAAATCTCTTAGTTTTTCTGTAGGACTATAAATTGATTGATTATCTAAAGTAGTAATAGATATCAAGTCTTGGTCAATTAAACCTTGTATTTCTGTTTCACTAATTCGGCTGAGAAACTGGTGAACGTCTTGATTATTGTTTTGATTTTCATTCAAACACAAGGTTAAGAATACTAATTGATTAATTGATATTTCTCCTATATTGAATAAAGATGTATCTAATTCTAGTATCATAATTTTCACAAATTATAAACTATCGAAATTGATACTCTTTGATATATTTTGTTAAAACAACGATAGTTGTTTAGTTTTCAATTGGTTAATTATTTTATTTGCTTCTGTTATATAATACTGATAGTTAATTTTTGGATTTTCTTTTAAATCGTCAAAATTATTAAGTAAAGTAACACCAGATGCAGTAAGCATATTCTGATATTTCTTTTTACCATTTTCTATTTTCCATTTGTATAGAAAATAGCCATCAGTAGAAGCATAGAAACGATTTGTTCTTTGTTGTAATTTATCGTTATATTCAACAGTC